TCGTACTTCAGACGTTGGTAATAGTTTCTACCACCCAATTCAGCTAATGTGCCACGGTTTGTTCGGTAGTTACGAGACCTAGGGTCGGCCCCGCGCTTCTTGACTACATCCCGAAGGAACCTCGCGCGTTTTCCTCTCATCAGTGTGTCTCACTCCAGTTTTCGCCAATGTCATATGTCCCAGTCATGGGCACACGGAAGCCCAGCTCCACGGCTGCGTCTTCAATACACTTGGCTGCGGTTTTACCAAGCAACTCGGCCACCTCAGGGCGGCATTCGAACTGCAGTTCATCATGAACCCACAACACTAACTCGTAGTCCTCACCCTGTACCAGACCAGCCTTGGCCAAGTACCCATCCACCATAGAGATTGCCATCTTCATGTGGATAATACCTGCTGATTGAAGTAGCAGGTTAAGTGCTGAGTGTGGGCTTCGGACCCACAACGTGCGTTTGTCAAGCCCTCGGAGTTTCCCCTTGGCATTCGCTGCACCACGCACGTCATTAACAAGCGCCTGAAACCCGGTCAATCCATTCAGGATGGCATCGCGAATCTCTTTACCGCGTGCCTTCAGGGACTTCCGCCCCAGGTCCTTACCGACAGACATGGCATCCTTCAGCGCAATCATACCCAGCTTGGGATTACCAGCACCATACAGCAGGCCGTACTCGACCGGCTTGGTGCCCTTGCGTGTGTAGAACCCAATGAGTTCCTGAACGCGGGTGTGGATGTCACCTTCGACTACCTCCCGCCCGTAATCTCCTCCGTCATATCGAGCAAGGTAATGTCCAAGGCATCGCAGCTCTTGTCCGTCCGCATCGACACCAACAAGCTTCCATCCTGGTCGTGGACCAAAGAGTTTGCGGACTCGCTGGTCTGTCGGTACTTGTTGAAGATTCGGCGCAACGCAGCTCGGTCTTCCAGTGACAGCGGTAAGCGGGATGAACCCTGCATGAAGCTTGCCCTCCCCAGTGACATGGTGAAGCCAGCCACCACCGGTGGTTGAGCTACCATCCTTGACCTTAGGTTCACTGTTCATGTACGCAATTATTTTCCAGACCTTAAAGTAGTCTGCCAGTTCGTCGGTACCATCCCAGGGTAATCCCCTAAGAACTTCATCGTTCAACTTAGGTTGACCGGTCCTGGTCAACTCAACTGGCTCCCAGCCGTACTCCCTCTTAAGATACTCAATCATATCCTGACGTGAGCCCACCTGGAGTTGCCGATGAATGACCTCTGTGTACGGTACATCTGCATCGAGAATCCCATACGCCCAATGGGCGCGGTTAGGATTCTTCTTGAGGCGGCGGGTCTTCCCCTTAGGTTTGTACACCCAGGGCAACCTCTGCTGTATCGAGTCGCGTAGACCCTCCGCCTCATTCATCAGTTCATCGAGAAGAATTTGACCGCGTCGTTCATCGAAATGAATACCAACACGGCACATTCTTGCGATGGCCCAAGCAGTTCTATGTTCTATATCGACTGCCGTTGGCATAACCTCAAGCATAGGACGTAGCCTTTCCCACAATGCTACGTTTATACGTACATCTTGAAGGCACCGCTCTTCCATCTCCGGAGACCACTTACTCCACTCTTCATGGACAGGTTTCGGGATACCGATTCGCTCTCCCCAATCTCCAAGTGAGTGCCCTCCAGGACGCTCAGGATTACCAAGGCGAGACAGAACCAGAGTATCCACAACGCGACTAGGTTCGATATGGATGCCCGTACACTTGCCAATGACTGGCACGTCGTATCCAATGAAGTTATGTCCGACCACCATCTTCGCGTCCGCGAGACGTTGTAGACCAGCAGCAACACGCTCATGGTGGTAAGAACTATATACCCAGCTTCCATCAACCTCCTCCGCTATCGTCACTTGCCATATAGTGTCTACCGTAGGTAGTAAACCATTCGCTTCAATGTCTGCGACTAGAATTTGCATACTTAAACCACTTCTTAAATGCCACTTCGAAGGCTTTAGCAGAAGCACGAGGTTGTATGCCTTTCTCAGTTATACGCCGGTACCCCAATATCTCTCCGGTAGTGCGGTCTCCGTACACAATTACGACACGTACACGGCTAGGGTTCAGCTTGGCCAACTGAGTCAGCATAATTTCCTGGCCCTTGGATAAGGGCTCGCCTTCTCGCTTAGTTTCCATAAATAGAAAGTGCCCCTTTCTCTCAATCACTCCATCTATGTCGGACACTCCCATTCGCCCCGGCATCAAGTCTGCGACCGGCTTCCAATTCCATAGAACGCCGCGCAGCTCCGGGTTTCTTATGTCAGTGTTCACGCTACAATTCGAAGGCTTTAGCAGAAGCGCGAGGTTGTGTACCTTTCTCAGTTAGCTTATATCGCGTGTACTTAACACCACGCACGTCCTCGCGTGTGGTTGTTTCAATCTTGTAGCCCGCATCACGCAGGCGTCGCACCTCTCGGCCAACATCACCTATATCGTAGTGCTGGCCTTCCAGTTTCGATATGGAACCACGGGTCTGTAATACACTCAGTACGAATTCAGTCTTAGTCACTGATTTTCTCCTCTGCGGTTTATCAAAAGTCTACTTCACCCATATTAAGGGCTACTTCTTCGACTTCTCCAAGGCCAACTGCTTCCAGTCGACCGGTTGTTGGGTCAAAGCTGAGTCGTTCAGCTGGACCCGTAATACCTGCATACCGGTTCTTCAGTACGCGTAGCATAGTCATGTTGCGGTCTTCAATCTTCGCTGCCTGCTGGTTACGTTCAGCAGCAATGACTGCATCGGACAACTGACCAATAGCTTGGGTCCCCCTCAAATTCGCTAGGGTAACGCTAGCCCCCTCCTCGTGCGGCTTGTCGCCACTGCGACGATTTAAGTGGCTGACGTTGTGGATGCACAACCCCGTCTCCTGGGTCAGAGACCTAAGCGAGGTCATGGCTTTATCTAGTAGACGACGTTCATCAGCATCGATGTCAGCGCCGGAAACAACCATGGATATGTGGTCAAGAACCACCACGTCCACGCCAAAAGCGTGGCGCATGTATCGCACCCGATTAGCCAGCAGCTCCACATCCACACTCCCGAAATGGTCCCAGGCAACCAATCGTCCAGTTCCGACAGTGGATTCAAATGCAGCATTGAAGGTCTCCTCACTTACTTCATTTTCCGGTAGGTGAAGAGGGGCATTACAATGTAGGCCAATGAGTCGACGAGCACTACGTACGACGCCCTCTTCCAAGTAGATGATTCCAACGCGCAAGCCTTGTCGGACAAGCATGTCGTACACAATTTCCGACACGATAGCAGTCTTGCCGACACCGGTACCGGCACACCACGTTATGAGTTCCTGGGGGCGGAACCCGTAGAGCATTTTATTTAGCCCCTTCCAGGGGTAGTCAAAGCCTTGCTCAAGGGGCTTTAAGATACGCTCCTTTAGCTCGCTGAGCTGAACAATACCGTCAGGGCGGTACTGCTTAGCTTCCCACACAGCAGACCTTAAGTTGTAGTCCGCCCTTAGAGCCTCGTTCGCGTCTTTGTGTGTGCCCAGGTTCATGGTGTGCACTTTACCTGGGCTGAACAATTCCAACGCGACCTCGGTTGCCTTCTGCCCAGCCGGGTCGTTGTCAAAGCACAGCACGACCTTGTCGTAAGTCTCAAGAAACTCCAGAGAATCCACCAGAGGCTTCAGGTTTGATGCCCCATTTGGTAGTGAAACCACAGGCCAAGTGTTACCTAGAGCCTGAGAAATACTCATGGCGTCGATTTCCCCCTCCGTAACGACAATAACCTTACCATTTCGGCGGGCGAGATGAAGGCCAAACAGTCCCATCCGCTTGGCATCCCCAGTAATGGAGAAGTTCTTGTTTTTATCCCTCAGTTTTTGAGCAACCAAGCGTCCTGATTGGTCGTAGTAAGGTGCCACGTGCCAAGCACCACACTCAGACATTCTGTAGCCGTAGCGAGCAAAGGTATCCAACTGGATATTGCGCTTGGAGATGCTGAACGGCTCGGTGTTTGCAAAGGGCAGCTTACCCGCAATGTCTTTCTCGCGTTCTGGAGCGGTGCGTGTACCACAGGAAAAACATATAGACACTCCGCTGTGGTACACGGCTCGCGCGTCCGATGAGCCGCAATCTTCACACGGCAGATGGGTTTCTTTAAATCGGCTCATCTATTCTCCTTGCTAGATTACTTCGGGAAGCATCATGTTCCCAGGTTGCACCTCGAATATTTGATTCTTAAGGTGCAGGATGGCTTCTTCAGCATCGGCGTACGTCAACTTAAGCTTGTCGACTTCATCCAGACGACGCTGACGCTCATGTTCAGGTGTGTCCTCACGCACCTTCATAAGTTCACCAGCCTGCTTACGACAGTCTCTGCGTAAGGCTTGGTAGTGCATTACACGCTCAGCCACCATCTGCGAGTGCATGACCAAGTCGGCTTCTTCCTGAGTAGTCAGGAGACCCTTGGTCAACCATCGTCTCTGCGGCTCGTTGAGCGTGTGATACGGCTGGCCTGTAGGTCCCAGGTATGGGATGTTTAGGTTATCAACCACTTCCTTCTTTGTGGTCATGTTTCCTCCAAACGAGTATCAATATATGTGGTTCCTCCTCTATCTTTGCGTAGCGTTTCTCAGCCTCAACACTCACAATCTGACGGTCATCTTTGAATCCCCACTTACCATTCAACCCGTCCCAGATGGCCTTGATGTAGTTATCAATGTCGCCCTTTGGGTATGGGTTGGTAGGCTTCTTGGGTTTCTTACAGATGAACATCACTTGAACGTGGACTGGCCCATCAGGCAGCCAGGGTGGCACATCGGCCACCGCTAACTCCAATTCCTGACGGAACTCTTTGTACCTTCCAACGTAAAAGGGTCGCCCAAACCT